ATTAATTCCTGAAGAAGATCCTACAAAGTCCACAGTGTTTGATAGCAGTATCGTGATCATAGACGAAGTTCATAACTTCATATCCGCTGTCGTGAACAAGTCCGAAATCAAGAAACGGATCTACGATGCTCTCTACCATGCAAAGAGATGTAAGATTGTTGCACTTTCAGGGACTCCGGTTATTAATCGCCCAAATGAAGTGTCGTACCTGATGAATCTCCTGCGTGGTCCTATTCAGAGAATTATAATGCCCCTTAAATCGATCGAACAATGGAATGAATCTGCAATGGGAGACTTTTTCAGAAAACTGCCCGATGTCGATACGGTCGAGTTCAATTCGATTAAGCGATATATCCTAGTGACTCGGAATCCAGAGAATTTCACAACGGTTGTCAATGCAAAAAATGAACGAGTTGCAGTGAAGTACAATTCGAAGACACCTGTTACAACGCCGACAGAATGGTTCGATGCACTCAAGGACAAATTTGTAACTGATTTCAAGGGAGCTGCATTCGGAAATATATCAACTGAACCATTGGAGCCTCTTCCTACGAAACTTGAAGAATTTGCATCGATGTTCCTAGATGGCCTGAACATCAAAAACCCCCTTCTGTTCCAACGCAGAATCCAGGGACTGGTTTCATACTTCAAGGGTGCAGATGAGCGGATGATTCCAAGACGTGTTGACGATGACAAGATTCTGGAACAAGTTCCGATGTCCAGTGAACAATTTACCCGCTATCTCGATGTTCGCTGGGATGAAATCAAACGTGAATCCAAGAAGGCACAGAAGGGACCCGAAGCACTTGATGAGAACTTTTCGTCGTATCGCATGATGAGCCGTCTGGTTTGCAACTATGCGATTCCTGCCGAAGTACGTACAGGGGATCCAGATGTGGACGAAGACAAGGTTGATCCGAAACCGTTCATTCTACAAAAGCTTGTTGAAAATCCGGACAGATTCTTATCTGAAGCCGGTCTTGCAACGTATTCCCCCAAATTACTCAAGGCCCTTCGGAACATCAAGGAAAGTGTTGGAACCATCGAATCTGGATTCCGTAATCAGTTCGTATATTCTCAGTTTGAATCTTTAGAAGGACTCGGTGTGTTCGGTGCAATCTTGGCCGCAAACGGGATGCAGGAATACAAACTCATCAAGGAAGATGGAGTCTATCGCGAAGATCCGTCGATGGATCCGACAAAGCCTGCGTTTGCATACTATACCGGCTCGCAAGCAGAAACACGCGATCTTATGCGACACATTTTCAATGAGGATTATGAGGCCATCAGCAACGAATATATGAATCACTCGGACAGTATTCGCAAGAGTATCCGCGACCGCGGTGGTAAGAAATTGCTAACAATTCTCATGGGAACCTCTGCTGCAGCCGAAGGTCTTAACTTGAGAAATACTCGGCATATTCATATTCTCGAACCCTACTGGAATCCTGCACGTCACGATCAAGTCATTGGTCGTGGAATTCGTATTTGCTCTCACGCAACACGTCAGCTTGTTGACGGAACAAAGGTGTCTGTTCCCCAGGAAGAGCGTACGATCCGCATCTCATTTTACATGAGTGTGTTTACGCCAGATCAGGCGGCGGGGACGGAATACCCCAACATTGTTCCCATTCGGAGAAACGACACCCTTCCGAAACGTTATGATCAAGTCGATCAAAAGGTACGTGCACCTGAAACATTCATGTCTAGCGATGAATTCCTGTTTGAGATTGCATTTGAAAAGGAACGTATTGCCAAGGCAATTGGTCTTTTGCTAAAACAGGCGGCCGTCGACTGCGAAGTTCATCGGAAACTACATAGTCGCGAACAACCTGTTATTCAGTGTTTGCGTTTTGATACAAGTGCAACGTCAGAAGATCTTGCCGCAAATCCATCAATTAAGGATGATGAACCAGACGAGAATTATATGAGAAATATGACTAGCAGATCCCGTAAACTGCAAAAGGTAAAGATTCGTGATTTCAATTTCTTGATCGATAAGGACACGAAAGATGTGTTTGATCTTCCTGCATTCGAATTGGATGTTCAGCGGTTACTCAAGATAGGAACACTGATGGGCGATCGTATTCAGTTCTTTACGTACGACTGAGCCACCATCTCCAGGAAAGGATCGCAGACCTTCGACCACGTCCGCTTCGATACCTTGTCTGCACACTTTGAGTTGTTGAGCGTCATAGCCTTCTCCATTCCATCTGCGAACTCAGACACAGTGCACGTCTCTGCACACAGACCGAGACCGAATCTGCACGGAAGATATGCACGCTGACTAGGAGGGACAAAGACAGCACACGTCTCATCCATAAACGCACGATAATCTCCAACATCCACTACAATCTGGATGGCACCTGTTGCAAGGTGTTCTAGCTGACACAGTCCAAATCCCTCGCCGTTCGACGTATTCACGCCATAGTCGCATGCATTGTAGATGTGGTTGATTGACTCATCCGATAGGATGTTCGGAGGACCATTGTCGATAACAGTTACGCGCTTGATATACTTCTCAACATCCATGCCCCGCATCTTGAGCTCATTCACATACATTCCCTGGATGTCATAATGACCGCCGGCTTCGGGGCGTGCCGTTGTCACGAACACAGCATTGTACGGATCATCGGGGTGCCGTGCCATGAGCTCGACAAAAGCCATCAGCGAAAGATCTAGCCGCTTCCGCTCACTGTTCCGATTCACGTTAAGAAATACCTTTGCATTTAGAGGAATGCCCATTCCCGAGCGAATCGCACCACGTTCCTGAGACGACAGGGGCTTGAAGATCATCTTGTCGATGCCGTGCTCGAATGAGTCAACCTTGGCTTCCTCAGGATTCTCCAGAATTGTCAGGAGGTGCTTCTTCCAATTTTCAGTAAACGTAAAGATGTGGTCCGCGTGCTTCTCGATATTATGGATCAGTGCAGGTGCAGCATTCTTGTAGACCTGGTCCAGGTAGACCCAGATCTTAAACGGAGGCTTGGGAGAATCCTCCTTCAGCTTCAGGGACTCAAGGAAGCGGTTGACGACGAGTGCATCATTGTAAATCATGATAATATCGGGACTAACCGTATCAACATATTCCTTGAACTTGTTGAATCCAAACCCCTCCTCACGAGGATCCTCGTTCAGTGCCGCATCATACTGCACGATTCCTTCAGGAAGAGGGCGAATGGCCTTTGGTGCCTTAGCGACGCTCTTCTGAAATCCAAAATGGAATGTCTTGACAAGCGGCGAAAGACTTCCAATCTGCTTTAGAAGATTATAGGAGACCTTCGAGTATCCCGTCATTTGCTCGGTATGTGTCGATACCAAGAGGAAACGGGTCGGCATCTTTCTTCCTATCCGCAAACTCTGCGTAAATAATCTCTGGCTAAAGTAATGTCAACGTCTTCAGGATACCCCACACCCGCACAGACGCGGTTTTCTTCATCAAACATCGTATCTGCAAGTGATGTACTCACTGCGAGGAAGCGGATGCTTGTTGGACAATCCTTTTTTGCAGATACGAATGCGTATAAGAACAAGAGACAGATTTACTCGAACTTGGTTCTTTCAACAGTTGCTGCAAACAAAACGATTGTCCGCAACCCCGGTCTTGGAATGGTAGATCCTGCGACACCTCTGCCCTATCCTGGATGCTGCACATCCTATGTTATCCGTGTAGTGTTACCCGTCCCTGCACAAGGACCTACGATCCAGTCACTCCAACTCAGACCTTAATAATCATTATGCTTCATTCTCGGTACTTTTGTATAATCTCCAAAGCGATCTAAATAAGGAATCGCCGGTATCGGATAGTCATCTGTTACCGACCGTCCCTCCGGATGCTGTCTGTGCATAGCCTTTCGTATTGTCCCGCCTAACCAGTCGTAATTGTACCGCAAGCTCATATAGACTTGTAGAAGTACAATAAGACATAGAACCACCAAAACAACCTTGAGTGTCATCATCCTTATTTCTGCCCACACATTTTAAGGTTCTAAAAGCAAGAAGACAAATGCCCGGTGGTCTAATGCAACTTGTTGGCGTAGGTGCCCAGAATCAACTTACTTCTGGAAACCCAACATTCAGCCATTTCAAATCACTCTATCGCAAACACACGAACTTTGCGATGGAGCATTTTCAGTTACCATTTAAGGGAATCGATACGAATCTCCCTCCGACGAATCAGAAAACACTTCGCTGTAAAATTGACCGCAATGCAGATATGCTTCACGATTGTTATATTTCCGTGAACATTCCGGATATTTGGTCGCCACTTCGTGTCACTGGAAATGACCCAACCTCAATAACAGGTAATGCAACTCCCTTTTTGTTTCAATGGATTCCTAATCTCGGATACAACATGATCGAGAGCGTTGCCGTTCTGATTAACGGATCTAAGATTGTCGAGCATACCGGAGAATGGATGAAGTTGTACTCCTATACGCAACACGATGCAAATAAGAAGGCGACAGTGGATACGATGGTTGGTCATGTTCCCGAAGTCTACGACCCGGCCAATGGTTCAGGTAGAAGCGGCAACTATCCGAACGCCATTGTGAAGGCGGTTGTATTCACTGCATCGGGTACAGTTATTCCGCAGCCATCTATCCCCGGTCGCCAGCTTCTGATTCCTCTTCACTTTTGGTTCTGCGAGGACATCGGAAAGGCGATTCCACTTGTTGCTTTGCAGTATTCAGAGGTTGAAATCGTAGTTACATTTCGTAATATCTATCAGCTGTTCACAATCATTGACGTGGATCCGACAAGTCCAACGGCTGGCCAGCGTATTGCTCCTAGTCCCGGCCACACTCTGCAAAACATCTCGAATTTCCTCAGTGTTCCGAATATCGATGGAACACCTAGCAACCCGACGTTAACAACGTGGGCACTCAATCCGTATGTTGAAGCCAACTATATCTTCTTATCCGATGGCGAGCGATCTCAGATGGCGGCAAGTGACCACGGATTCCTCATTCATGAGGTCAGACACAATGTAAAAGAGGGGCAGACAGGAACGTCGCATCTGCAGATACCAATGTTCAATCTATGTACTCGCATTGTCTTTGCATACCAGAGATCCGATCGCAGAGCACTCAACGACTGGGACAATTATACAAATTGGGAAGATCCTGCGGTTCCACCGTTTATTGCAGAAGGAAATGCCGAAATCGAACTCTATTCGTCTGGATACAAACAGTCATTAGCACGTGCATCCCGTGATATTCTGCAACAAGCATACTTTGAATTTGATGGAAAGGAGCGATTCAAGGAAAAACCCTCGTCCTTCTTCTCGCAATTACAGCACTATCGCCATCACAAGGGTTCGACATCAAAGGTTCCGGGACTCTACACATATTCATTTGCACTCGACCATGGATCAAGTCAGCCGTCTGGATCTGCAAACGGATCGATGTTCAATAAGACAATCTTGCGTTCCCAGCTGCTTGTTCCCTCAACCGAAGTCTATGGAACATCACCGTGCGGTGTGAATGATACGTCACAGAGCTATATAAAACAAGAACTCTGCGTGTGGAAGAGTACTCTCTTGAATCCTATTCCAACATTGGCTCCGGCAGTGCCGAGTGCAGCGGACGCACCTTTTGTGCAGGCTATCTACCAAACAGTAACGGGTTCGCCCTATCCGTACACGTATACGTCCACCATATATGTAGAGTCAGTCAACTACCTCCGCATTATGTCGGGCACAGCAAATGTCGCGTTCTCATCATAAAGGAATGACAGATACAACTGCTGAAGTTCCTCCCGGCACAACAACGACAACGACAACTCCGGGTCTTCTTGGAAGCATCATTGGTGGGTCAACAACTACAACGACGGCCCCAGCTGCACCGCTCGCTGCACCGCCGCCTCCTCCGCAAAAGGATACGGCAACCGTCATATCCGAAACCATGTTTAGTGTTTTCTTCAGAGTTCTCACTGTTGCGATGGGGGCAGCCGCACTATACTTGATTGCCCGCATGACAGGTATGAGTATTCCAACGTGGATTTTACTGGTTCTGAGCTTAGTTCCATTTGTTCCTTTGATCTCTATACTCCTTCTCGCATTTGTTACGGTTTTTTACGGTATTCCAAACCAAGATGAGATTACAGGTGTGACACTACTGTCGTTATTTACATCTGTTCAAAAAACATAGAGATTTGCAGGCTCCATTAATTCATCCATTGCAAGCTTCGGGTTTTCGAAGTTCCGAAAGAGAATCTGATTCACTTCGGCTGGACTCCATCGACCATCCACATCCTCCTTTTCGAACAGTGGGTGATCTACCGTCTCGAGATCGTAGAATCCGCAAATGATCTCACGAAGAATCTTACGACTGCACTTCTTGAACTGAACAATCATATCGATACGGCCGGGACGAATCAGGGCCTTATCGATTCTCTCCGGAAAATTAGACGTAATGATCATCACACGTCCTGATGCCTCAAGTGTTCCATCCAGAAGATTGAGAAGGAATGCAAGATCAATCGGCTCCTTGAAGACTTCTTCCTCCTCGACTGCAAATGGGTCCTTCTTGGGAGCTGGAGCAGTCGGTAGCTTAAGACTACGCTCAAGAACAACATCTCCCATTGCATCGATGTCTTCAATCACGTACAAACGCTCGTGAATTGGAATCGTATACTTCTCGGTATTCTGACCCGTGTACACGTGAATATCATCGTTAAAGAAAAGGTGCCGCAACTGACTCTTTGTCTTGATTTCAGACAACTGAATATTCACAATATGACGACGAGATACATGGGCAATTGCCTTCGTCTCAGACGTCTTTCCGCATCCCGGTTCTCCGTGAAACAAGAATCCAAGCGTATACGGAATTCCCTTCTTCTCATACCAGCTGCGGTTCTTTAGAAAGAACTCAGTACGCTTACGAACAACTGCCTGATCTTCAAAGTATACGTTCTCGAAGGAACGAGTTGTTGAGAAGGTGTGCTTCGTATAAATCAGGTGGCTCTGCGGAAGAGGATTCTGTGTTGATCGCTTCGTCTCCTTGCTCTGCGTCATCTGGTCAAAAAAGAAGAGATTGGTTCCGAGCTTATTCGCCATTCTCCGTTCGTAATCGCGATTGCACGATTCCATGAATCGCTGGAGATGCTGAATATCGTGATCATAGCAGAAGATCTTGAACTTCATTACATTCAGCTGTCCTTCATCCACCTTGATATCCATGAGCTGAAAGTAAATATCACTTTCCAGAAGAATAGGTTCAAAATCATACGGAATGAAGTCGTGATGAGTCACCGAGAGAAGGTTTTTCAGAGACGGATGATTCGATACATAATGAATAACTGCATCGAGTCTGCTTAGAAACATTGCAGGTGACTGTTGCCGGCTGTTGGATGCAGGAACAGTCCTTTCACAGGTTACGGTTGCAGATGGTTCACGCGTACTATGTTCTCGAATCCGTCTCTTGCAAAACCACGAGGACCATATCGAATGTGTCTTCACTCCGATATCAAAGAGCGAAACTCCAAGGTAGCTAAGTAGGGCTCCACGTCCATTCATCATCTGCATTAGCATTCCCATCTTCAGAAAATCTTGAGGCTGCATTACTCTTTCTTCAT